CCCATAGCCACACAAGATCATGTACTATATTGTGTCCTATGAGTATCGTAGCTCTGTCTAGTAATTCCTGTACACCTGCACCATCAAAGTTTATGAGATGCATACCCTCCGTCTCTGTAGGCTGTCCATAAACAGAGTTGTGGTAGATGGTGAATAACTTTTCCTCTCCTTTATCGGTCAGTGTTCCTATCATTACGAGATCATTGTTCGGCTCGAAAGGATCGAAGTGTGTCTTACCATTCCTGTCAGTGACAGTGTGTTCTATATCAAGCGTTAGTTTCATTTGCTTTCTTCCTTAATCTTTTCATTCCTCGTTCTTGCCTAGCCAGATACTTCTCGTGACTTGCTTTAAGGTCCAGCCATCTCTTAAGGGTAAGACGCCTACGTACCTTGCGTTCATTTATATCTGGATCACCAGCGTGGGAAGTCATGTGTGCCCACTTGCGGCCTTCTTTCACGTACACGATACGCAAACCACTCCCTATACGTGGGGCTTCGTTGGCTAGCTTTATATCGTAGCGTGTTCCGTACCGCTCTTGTTTTACTTTGTCCCACTCATCCCACTTGTTTTCCGGCTGTACCTTTTTTTGTTTAATCTTTCTTGGTCTACCCCTCTTTGGTTTACGCCGTAGAAAGTCAGGTATTGTCCACGTGTCATCACTAAAGGTCATGGTAATTTTTATCTCCGTAGTACAGGGTTATCTCGTCTCCCGCTAGTATGGGGCTACGAGGAAGTAAATAGCGTACTCTAACTGCTGGTCCTCTGTCAAGGTTATCTTTTGTTCCAAGCAAAACCCACTGCAAATTAAAGGCGGCTACCGCTGTGTCGGTTCGTAGGTAGACTTGATCCTCCGCTGTTACACAGTTTGGAGTTTCACTGTGGTTTATAAATGCACCCAATGCTGTACGTATCCATCCTAGAAGGGGATGATATACATGTGAAGCTACAGTAGACAACATAATTAAATCCTCAGTAGCAAACAGACCCAGCCCATGTATGTCAGATTTTTTAATTGTAAACTCTGAAGGCAGTGCTCTTTTATTCATGCAGAGTACCTTGCTGTCCTGTAGTCCAGTTCACAATGCACAATGCCATGCCAACCAGATAGTTTATTTTTCACAACGTTCAAGTGTCGCTGCGAACTTTCTTCATCCTCTCCCTCAAGAGGTGGGTTCTTTGCAATGAGTATCATAAGGTCAGCTTCCGCTGCCTTACCTGTTCGACTGCCTTCCATCATAGCTTGGTTCAGTTGTACCTTACCCTCTGCATCTGCACTTAACTGTGACATGTAGAACATAGCACAGTCATACATCTTTGCGATCTGTCTCGCATATACAACGTTAGCTTTCAGTGCCTCATCAGTACGAGCAAAGCCCTGTGTCGTTGCGAACTTATCACCCATATCTAACACTACAACATCAGGCTTGTAGGATTTACATACACTCTCCACCCAGCCCATGTCCTTACCCGTTACATCTTTAAGAAAAATGTTGTTTCTAATCTTTCCGTACCTATCCCATGCAGCTTTGGGGTTTTCCTTTATCTGCATAAGTGTCATGCCGGTACAAGCCTGTAGATAACGTGCACCCACACGAGGCGATCCCTCTTCGTTACATAGTATCATACAGCTTGCCCCTTGCGCAGCGAAACCTTGAGGTGAGGCTACCATACTTGCATGAAAGGATGTCTTACCTACGTTGGAACGCGCACCGATCTCGATCAAGTGACCTGCGTTGACACCCTCGACCCTTCTACACAGTGAAGGTATGTTGAACTTCCAACGTGTTTCCAGATCGTTCTGTGCAAGCAGTGTATCAATGCTGATGTCATCCCACTCTACGTGTAGGTCAGGCATGAAATCATCTGTGTACCTGTCAAGCAACTCACGTAATGGTTCGAGTGTTGCACGTGAGCCATTCACATAATCAAAACCCAGATTGGCAACCTCCTCTCCTACCACCTGCTGAAACAGTTTAGACAACACCTCTTGTGCTACATCTTTACCTAAAGGTTTCTCCTTTTTTATTCTGTGAAACAGATCACCATGCGCCAGCTTCTGTGCCGTAGTCATAGATGGATTACCCGACATGAACAACGCCTCTATCTCATCGGGCGTGACGGTACGACCATACTTCTCCATAGCCACATCAAGTGCGTGTTTAATCTTACGAATGTCCTTACTGAATAACCTGTCGGGGCACCTCGCCCCTCTATGATCATCATAGAACTCCTTGTCCATCAAGGATCGTACAAGAGCTAGTTCCATATTAAGTTCTCCAAGTTTTGAATGTCTCGCGGATTTCTGTATTTCAAATCGTCTTTTAATCTTAACACGCTCACCGTAGAATGTATAGACCTTAGTTCCTGTGCTATGCTTAACGTCTTAGGCAGTGCATCAGGATCGAGGGCTACAATTAACTTTGTGTACTCAGCTATAGGTTTTTTGTGTGCACTCTGTAGTGATGTACCTAGCAATGCTACTCCTGTGCAGTTACACGTTGATCCTACCACAGCCGCACTGATCGCGTCCTCCACTATCACAGCTACTTTATTCGACCCATACATGTAAGGCAATCCCGACTCTCCATACCTCTTCCACTTGGGGAGCCTTCCAGTTAGAGATCGACCTGCTCCATCAACCATCACCCTGCCTTTAAATATTGGAAAGACTATTCTGTTTTCTTTAACATCGTACATAGGACATGGACTCATGTTCTGTAAGGACCACTTACTTAGAAAGTTTTTAAGGTCATCACGATGCCGACCGTGCACTATGTAGTTTGGACAGTTCCAGACCGGCTCTGCTTCATCTCTCGCCCACATAGTGTTTCGTATGTCATCCACACTCAGATAGGTACGAGTGCCCCCATGTACGAAGCAGCCTGCCTTGTAGCAGTTCCAGACAGTCATTCCATTCTTGTTAGTTACAGTAAACGTTTTAAAGCCCTCGCAAACGGGGCAGTTACGCCTGACCGTAGCTCCATTTGGAACGTCAAGGTCATCTACAAAGCTTCGTATGTCCATCTAGACAGCCTGAACATCTATCTCAAAATAGAATGTACCTAGTGTCTCCTCCCACATACAGTTCTCTGTAACGTATTCTTCTAGTGACCCACCCTTCTTTGTGTAATCCTTCACGGCCTTATCCTCTCCATCAATTCTAAAAATATTACACTGCGTTACCGCAACTTCATACTGCATGTGCATTCTCCATATCATTCCACCACTCTGGTGAGGGTCTATCCTTATTCCACCTAGCAAAGTAAGCCTTCTCTCCCTTGTAATAGTTACGGTATGCTGTAACGGCATCGCCCTCTACCTTGTACTGATCTGGCATACACTGAGGAAAGGGCAGTGGTGATTTTACAATAGTTGTTTCGTATGGAACATCGTTGGCAAAAGCTTGAAGTAATCTCTCACTTGCATGATGCTTGCCATAGCGGTGTGTGTACTCCTTGCACAGGTGCTCAAACAATCTGTTTGTCCAAACATAGTTGAGGATACCATGCCGCACCCATACGGTAGATGGATGGTTCTTGTGTGCCGACTTGTACATGCCATGCTCATTCGCATACTTACTATCATTCTCTGTCATGCGCCATGCCGTAGACAACATCTGTGCAGTCTCAAGTATCATCTTGACTACGTGCTTATCACAGTGCATCTGTGCAGCAATCTCTGGATCATCATGTAACCTAAAGATATTCATTCTGTTTCTCCAACAGTTGTATTCTACTATTTAACCAACGCAATATCATACAGTATTCTACATCCTCCTTATCTGTTCTTACCATAAGTAATTCTTTTTCACCCTTAAGTATGTAAAGAGTATTAATCTCTGCATTACTTAACATTAAGTATCACCTTTCATGCGGCACGGGTCTATGCTTTTACCATGACTTTGCCTCTGTGTCAAGGCAGAACTTGCACTGGCATACGTATGTGTGAGGTAGGGCTTAACACTTTGTGGATTTACATGGCCCGTTACCGACATGATCTGACCCATAGATACACCAGCATCATTCATCTGTGTTGTGCCTGTCCTTCGCAGGTCCATGAGCCACAATTCAGATGGCAACTCCGCTGCTTCTATAACTTGTCTGCTTAACTTAGACAGACGCTGTTTAGTGTAAGCAATAAACTCTCCCTTTACCGGCGTAATCATCGGCGCTACGTACTTTTGAAACCCAAAGTCCTCGTGCTGCTGTGCCAGCATGTTGATCAGACCATCTGATATGGGCAGGCTTACTTGCCCTCGACGCTTCGACTGCTCTAAGTCAAGTCTCTTTGCGTCAAGGTCGATGCTTTCCCATTCCAGTACCCGCATGTCACCCAATCTTTGCACCCATTCGTATGCCATCTGTGCAATGAGGCCAACGTTGCGCCATCTCCACTCGCTGTATGCCGTGTTAAGAAACTTAACGACATGATCATGTTGCCATACAACCTTACGTTGTACCGGAGTTTTTCTCTTGACATGCGTGAATGGGTTGAACGTAAGATACTCTCTGTCAATGGCGTAGTTGTATAAGATAGAGGCAGCAGCACACACATGATTGGCATATGGTACGCCACTACTTACCCACTTCTCATACGCACCCTTAGCCCGACGAGTAGTGACATCAGAAATCCTAGCATCTTCAAGTGTTTGCACTACGTTGTTAAGAAAGTACTTGTAGTCTTTCTGTGTAGATTTTCTCAGCATCGTGAAGTTACTACTGTTGCAATAATCACGCACTAACAAAGATAATTTGCTGCCTTTGCGAACATCTAGTATCTCTGCTTGACTTTTTCTCCACCCATCTATCACTGCATTGTGCTCACGCGCAGCGGTCCTTGCCGTAGACAGATTAGACCCAAGCTCTACACGCTTGACAACGCCAGCATTTATAAATTTCTGAGGCGGATTAAACCTGTATGCTTTTGTCCCGTCTGCTAGTTCACGCACCTGTGTAAATCTAGGTAGTTTCATTTGAATATTCCTTCGGAACTTTACCCCACCCCACAATTCTATCCCACTCTCTTTGAGTGTATGTGTTACGCTTGTTGTAGCACTGCTTGCACTGTTGCTGCAACCCAGACGAACTAGCCCACGCTCTTGCGGATGCTTCGTCAAATACTTTATCACAGGTAGCGCACTTCCACTCACCCTCGTTTGTTGTGGGTTCGTAGTCCTGCGCACCAGCTATGCCAGTACCCATTTGTTTCTCCTACAAAATAAATGCGAAGGCGGTGAGGATTAACCCTACCGCCCACGCAAATCCCAACAGAAAGTTGTGCACTAGGCTGCTAGTTCAAGTGCACGAAACTGTGGTGTGCTGATCCACTTGCTTACATCCTGCTCACGCCGGAACATGGATTGTGCCTGTGTATCGTTACCCGTCTCACGCAGCTTGAACCCATTGTTATCGTTAGCGTGAGAGGAATAGTTAGTGAAGGCACTGTACAGTGAGAACAGATTTTGCCCACGCTGTGCAGCTTCCATGTTGTACACAGTCAGCATCTTGTCTGCCTTGCGATCAGACTTCAACACCTCCTCAAGCAACTGCTTCACCTGATCGTAGCTTACGTGAGTGGAAGCCCACGTCTGTAGCTTACGACCATGCTGGTAGAAGTCCTGCTTTGCACGGCGCAGTTCATCAATAAACCCGTCCATCGAGAACAGCAGAGTGTTCTTACGGCGAACGCTATCCCAATCACCAGTGATCTGTCCGTTAGTGCAAAAGAAATCAATGCCCCCGTAGTACACCTGATTGGAACATGAGCCGTCAATGCCATGTAACGCAATCACACGCTGTGCAATCTCCGTCTTGTGCTTGAGCGTCTCAACGTTCACCTTCACATTGGGAAAGGTCACGTCCATCATAGCCCATGCGCCATTACGGGCAGTGCGCCACCGCGTCTGTACATCCTCCAAATCTGGGGCGTCAAGCTCCTCTATGATCTCGCCTTGCACACCTCTGAAATAAGATGGGTGACTAGCGCAGTTAAACTTGTGCCCCACCGTGTCGAGGTACCGACCAGTATCTGCATTTATCACATACTTTTTGTGTAGCACCCGCGTAGACTCAAAGGCTACGTCGAAGTCAATCTCCTCTGGAATGTCTCCGAAAACATCGTTGCTCAGTGCATTATACATCTGTGTATCTAACATTACTCATTCTCCTTTGTGTGTGCGTCTGATCACCATTATACTGATCTGACGACAGTTGTCAACTGTTTTATTTAAGATAGGTGTGGCCTTCTAGAACTGCGGTCACAGTCATACCCTTTGCCCACTTGGGTGGAGCGATCCTCTTATGTGCATAGTAGTACATCGCACCATCTACGCGGTCCTCTCCGTACCCGTTATACACAAGGTAGGCAGCAATCACAGCGTCCTCCCACCCTGTCAGGTTTCGTACTGCATCCGACTTGCCATCACAGTACCAGCTAAACTGACACTTGTGCCGTATCGGAAAGTACACACGCTCCGCATCGCTAAGTGTATCGTCCTGCCGAGTGCGCCAACTTTCGCGCACTGGTCCCTCTGTGACTACCTCACATACGGAACCATATGCGCTTACATCGACACGGTTCATCACTACCTGTGACACCGCAAGCATCTCGTCAAAGTTTACGCCTCGCGCCTCGTGGTATGCGTTCAAGGAAAGGCAGTACAACTCCTCGTGAAAGTCAACAGGATCACCATTCGCTATGGGATTGAGCACCACCATTCCCATGACGATTTGTGTGAGAAAGGTCAACGCTGGTAGGGTAACTTCAATCATGCATGAAACTCCTTTACATATGCCAACTCGATATCCGCAAGTGGATGCTGACTACGGACTAGTTCAATGGCGTACTCCGCCGCACTAATCCAATCACTTCCCGCAACATTTTCTTCGTCAACTCGCACCTCGACTTGGTGATAGTTGTCTACGTCAACTCCTACGTGATATGTTTCCATACCTATTCTCCTTTTCACGTTCCTTGATACGCCTCTGCTTGCGGCGTTGTTGCTTCCAATCATCAGATTGTTTAGTAGCAGTGGCTCGTTTTAACTTACCACTACGCATCTTCGATTGTGCATCGTATGTACGACCGATCATTTGCCTTTCCTTTTCGTGTGTATTTAGTACGGTTACGGACAATGCGAAGTCTAAACTGCGCATCTTCCAGCGAGTGTGCTGCGACGTTACGCGGCTTTAGCTGCCGACGCTTTCCTTTTAGTTTTTTTGTGTATGTCATCACGTTCTCCGACCATGCTGATGATGCGTTCCACATTGTAGAACGGGTTATTATATAACGAGTTCTCGCTCCACGTCAAGTCATAGTAACGAACGGTGTGGCATGAGGCAACCTTAAGAAAGTTGCCGCCCACCCACTTGACACCGCCATGTGGGTCTTTCTTTGAGCGTGTGTCGGTGACTTTTGCATACCATCCCTGCCACTTGTCAGTGGTACGCTCAATGGTTGGCTCTAGACCCTCTGCTGCAAGCAGTTCTAACACGTTTACGGTGCTTGATTGTCCGTCGCAGGTGAGTGCACGTAGATTTATACCCTCATCGCTCACTACAGGCGGCTCTCTGGTGAACAGGTTCTTAACCCATACCACTATGCGTTGCCATAGTGTCGGGTAGGTTGGCATGTCATGCTCCATATACTCGTAGGCTTTGCCCATAGACATCTTAATTCTCCTCATACATGTGGTTGCGAACGGCGGTTTCATCAAACCCGTAGTGTACCATATTGTTAACGTACTGGTCGTCAGTGTGGCGATCATTCCACCATTGCTGCACGTACCAGTTAATCTTACGCTCCATAAACTCATCCTCTGTGATTATCACACAGGTATTCCTATTACCTCGTCGCGCTCTAGCACGGCCTTTTCGTTCAGACACTGCTCAATCTCCGATATCAATTTATCCAATCGCCAATTCGGTGCGCTGCTTGTGGTGTACACCGACATAAG